AAAACGAGTGAAATTGTCGAAGTGAAAACACCCGCGGTTCAAGCTCAAACGGAAGCCGCAATCAATAATATTACTACCGATATTACGGCTGCATCTACTGGTAGTTTTGCTACTCGTCTATTCCGTAATCGTCCAACCATTGAAAGATAACAAATGCGTAAGTTTTTTAATAGTATTGGCAACGTATTAGTTGTTATAATGATGTTACCTGTGATTGTAGTGGGCATAGTTGGTTCATTTATCTATTGGAGTATAAAGTTCCCTTTTTGGTATTTGATTCGAAAATTGAGGAGATAATGAAGAAAATGTGGTTATTTGGTGATAGTTGGACTTATACCAATTTAACCGATTCTTGGGGTAAACGGATTGCGGACGATTTGGGATTTGAATATATCAATCTTGCCGATGTAGGATTATCTAACGAAAGAATACTATTTAATTTACTGGATACACTACCAAAGATTCAAAGTGGTGATATTGTATTTTTACAAACTTCTTATAATTCTCGCTTCAACTATCATAATAATCCAAGCTTCCCTCCATCTGGAAATACTACAAACTATAATCATAATTTATTTTGGTATTCGTCTCTATGGGAAGAAACAATGAAAGGATGTGGTATATGGGAGGATTTGGATGTCATATCCGATTACCATAATAAAACAATCAATCCTCTAACATCCGCTTACTTTCAAAAATTGGGAGTGTTATTGAATTCTATGGGATGTATACCAATTCATATACCAATTGAAAAATGGGTGGGATATTATTCTAATTGGATTCCTTTGGGATGGAATGGGTGGGATAACTTTGAACAAATTATGAATGATGTTATAAAAGATGCCGATGAAATAGGTGATTCACATATAAAGGTTACTGGTCATTCGGTGATATATGAAAGATTATTACCACAATTCAAAGAAATAGTAAATAACTATCAATAGGTGTAACCTAAAAATTTTTTTAAAAAATCGACCCGGTTCCCCCCAACCCCCGCACACTTTTGGTAATTATAAAATTTTGTTGTATATTTAATTAAAATAGATTATAATTATATTTATAGAGGAATATAAATAACAAAAACAATATGAGAGCAGTCCTAATAGGTACAGACTTTATAAAAGATACCGATGGTTCTTTTAAAGCAATTGAAACTAATACAAATATATCAATAGATGTAAATGTTCTAAATCACATTGATTCTGGTTCACTTACAAATTTTGTATTAGATAATAATATACAAGAAATACATTTAATTAGTACCCAACCCAATTTAGATGTCTTTGACGATTTTAAAATTGAAGGACAATCGAGTCAATTTCACACATTTTTATCACAATCAATTTGTATACCAAATGATATACAATTCCACTTACATACAGTAGAAAATAATTCAATAACTATTCCACAAATAGATGATTCTGATAATAAACTAATTATAAGAATATCATATGACACTACCGCATTGTTAGATGATACATATGCTAAAGATAATTGGGAATTTTTAAAAATAATGTATGATAACAATCCAAATTCAATTCCAAAATGTTATATAGACGACATTGAATTAGGAATTGATAACATCGGGGAAGATTTGAGAGATAATGGTAACCATCCAAATTATTGTATTAAAAAAAGAATAACACCATCTGACAATAAGGTATATCCAAAATTATATAAAATAGAAACAATTTTAGAATTAGAAAATCTAAAATCAAATTTAGAAATAGATGAATATATACAAGAGTATATTTATAATACACAAGAATTAATTGATAATAAAACATTTCATTATAGAAGTGTAGATTTAGTGTATGGCCAATTGGATTCGTTAAACTTATATGTTTATAATAAAACAAATATGGCACCTATTGTAAATTCTTGTGATTTTGATGATAATAAGGTGGTTCAAGTTTGGGATAGACTTAGATATGTTAGTAAAGTTTCTAATGGAACAACTGATGTATCTGTTAGATTGGACGCCGATTCTACTACAAAAGTAGTTTTAAAAGACAATTCGATTATTACCGCAGATAATTTATCTATAAACGATGAGGTTAAATCAATAAATTTTGCTGACCCAATATCATTTGCAATATCTGATAATTGGTCTGGTAGTTATAATAATTTTTCACAAAATTATAATATAACATCATCGGTAGTCGTAGAAAAAACCACATTTGACTACTTCGGCCCAATAATTAATTTAGAGTTGGATAACGGGTCTACCTTTTCAGATGTACCACATGGCAGGATATTTAAAGTAATAAATGTAGCAATTGAAGATACTATTGAAACAAATATAGTAATCGTTCCGTATGATGGCCTATCAATTGGAGATACTATAATAGTGTTAAATAATGAAACCAATTTAATTGAAACTAAAAATGTTCAAAATATATTATATTCATTTGAAAAACTACAATCATATAGAATTAACGTAGAAGAATCTGATTTATTTTTCTCAATGGAAGAAACTGAAAATCAATCAATATATGGAATTCTTACACATAATTATGATTATGATTGTAAATTCGTAACAGGATATGGTTGTTATGGAGAGGTTAGCAACGGAACTCTATGTTCAGCAGGCTCCGACCCAGGTTCATCTACATGTGGTTATTATACACCAGTTTGTATGAGATGCAATGGTGTTTATGACGATTGTGGTTACATTGGAAATTTTTATTGTTATTATTATGGTGTTTATGGTTGTAATTATGCTGGTGCGACACAGGCCGATGGTGCTTATTGTAATGGACAAAAGTCAGATAAAAGATTAAAGAAAAATATTAATTTCTTATACGAACAAGAAAATGGTATAAAGATTTATGAATTTGAATTTATAGATGATGCAATAAAAAATAATCCAGATTTAGAAGGAAAATGGAGAGGTGTAATTGCACAAGATTTAATAGGAACAAAGTTTGAAGAAGCATTAAATTTAGAAGAAGATGGATATTTCTCAGTAAATTATGAAACAATTTCGGTAGAATTAATAAAATTAAATTAATATTATGAGTACAACAAATAACAAAAATACAAAGTATAGTGATAAAGACGCATTTGTATCTAAAATTAAAAAAATAAATAATACAACCGATAAGGTTAATATAAAAGTGGTAGTAGAAAATTTTCTTAATTTAGTGAAATTAAAACATACTTAAAATTTAAATAATAGGTTATGAATTTCGGATTAAAGAAAATAATAAGTGGATTGGTAAAAGACCCATCCAAAATTATTACAATTGCAGACGCATGGGTAACCTCCGTTAATCCAACCGACAAACAAAAAGAATTAGCAGAGGGTAGGTGGAATGTATGTGTACAATGCCCTGAATTTAGAGAAAAAAGACCAGTAACAGGTGAACCATTTTGTAATGATTGTGGATGCCCATTAAATAAAAAGATATTTTCTAAAATTTACAACGAATGTCCATTAAAGAATTGGAAAGATATAGACGATATTTTGTGGCCACCTACACAAAAGCAAAATAAATCCATATTATAGTGATTGATAAAAATAAAATATACATTCATCACTATTACACCAAATCGTTATTTTATAAAATCTTACACAATACAACCAATCGGACATATAGATTAAATAACTCCGTAGGTAGTATTTTTTGTAAATATAATAATAAAGATATTGAAGTAATATTTGACCCAATATTAAATGATAACGATGATGGTTATCATATTATAGACTTTATGTCTATTCTATATCAATACAATAGAGATGAAAAATTCTCAAGTATAAAATGTATTAATAAAATAACAGGAGTGTCAGCACACAGAGGTGCACAAGGTGCAGAATTTGGTGTTAATGATATTCCCATAATGAAATGGATTGCAGATGCTATATCGAGTAAATCTAACTGGTTTGTATTTTTATTAAGAACCGAAAAGTCTTATATAAAATACGATGGTATACCCTATCATAGTATTTTAGATTTAGAAACTCAAATAGAAAGATTAAAAAATCATTTTATTATAGATGATAATATTTTTATAGATAATGATATAAAATTACATTATCCAAATAGTAATTTTGCATTAACCAATACCATACATCAATGGAATGAATTACTTTCTATTAGATGGTATTATGAATTTAAAAATGTTTTTGAAAAATTAAATCAACCATATGATTTGTGTTTTTCTATCAGATATCACAAACGACATAGAAAGGACTATATGTTAAAATTGTCAGAATTTAATCATCCTAAAATTTATTTATCTAGAGTAGATAATTGTAAAAATACTGAGTTTAAAAGATATGGTGATGCTTTAAAAGCTGATGCGAGGATAAATTTTAATATAACCGAAGGTGATGACTTTGAAGATATAAGTTGGATAGAAAATATTGAACATTATTTAGATTATTTAATGAGAATATTACCAATGTCAAAGATGCATATTATGTCAGAAACTTGGGATTGGACAAATAATTTATCATCGGGATATCTTTCCGAAAAGTCGTATGGATTAATACTGGCCAATGTTCCATTTATATCTATACACCCATATCCATTGAAAATGATTGAGACAATTTTAAATGTTCCGGCCCATCCATTTTATAATGAAGCTTTGGAATATAAAAATAATCCAAATTTGTTTATAGAATTCGTTGATAAATTTATGCAAGATTATGAAAAAAATTATAAAGTGTGTAAAGATTGGGTTACACTATGTAATGAAAAACTAATGAATGAAGTAACTACAAAAAATTCTTTTTTAGATTTATTGTTATATAAAAACCTAAAAATCTCAAATCAAGTAAGAAATATAAAAAAAATAATATAATGTTAATAGAAAATCAATTTGTTTATTTACCTATACCAAAGAACGCATCAACCAGTATTATATATTCTATGTTACATTGGAGATTTAAGGTTGATTTTGGTGATACTACATTGAACAAAATTATGTATGACCAAATCGATAGTAATAGGCCATTTGCTCACTATCATAACACATATGATTATTATAAAAATATATTTCCAGATAAAAAAACAATAGGAATTTATCGACCATCGGAAGATAGATTTATATCCGCATTAAAATATATGGTTTTAATGTGTAAAGAAAATCGTGTAGAATTAAAATACAATTTTGAAAAACTGAATGAGGTTGAGATAATAGAAATTTTTTCGAAAATATTTTTTGAATTAGATACCACAAAAGAACCAAATAATGATATGGAATTAAAACAATATGATAAAGATATCTACAATATCATAAAAAGAAATATTACAAATGATTATTTAAATTTTAATAAAATGCATTTAAATAATTTTAGGTCACAATATTTTTGGGGATTAAATAAATGTGATATAATAATAAACATGTCCGAATTAAATGAATTTACAAACATCATTAAAAAAATGAAGCCGAATTTTAATTTGATTAAAATGAACAAAAGCAATGACATATCTTTAAAAATTACTAAATCGGAAGAGATTATTAATTTTGTAAATGAACACATCGATTATAAGTGGTTGAATGAAAAATAATAAATTATATCATTTTGGTGATTCATTTGCAGTAGTTAAAAAATCAAAAAATTTCGGTGAGTATATTGCCGAACATTTTAATATGCATTATATAAACCTAGGTGAAACGGGAATATCCAATGAACAAATATTTCATAAAATTTTAGATTGTTATGATAATATAAATCCCGACGATATTGTTTTAATAAATTTTAGTTTTTTGGCTAGAGGGTTGATGGTAAATGAGATGGGTGATTTAAAGTCTACAAATACCCTATTAGATGATAATCAAAATATAATAACAGTAGAAGGTTTAAATTTATTAAGAACCAATAGTGCAGCTATACTTGATTATTTTATAAAATATAATTACGATTACAATATAAAACTATTTACATCCATATCCAAAGTATTAAATAATTTGAAAAAAAAAGGTGTAAAAGTTTATCATGTTTTTATTAAAAAAGATAATCTATATTATGGTAATAAAGTTTTCAATAAAACACAATATAATTTTCATTTACCAAACGAATTGGATTTTAAACCAAATTATTATCAATGGTTAAAATATAAAGAATGGAAAAACGAAGAAGATATACATTATACTTATAATATTCAAAAGGAACTATCTATTGAATATATAAAACGAATTAATAATGAATAACATTTGGTGTTTCGGTGATTCTTTTACCTATGGACATGGTTGCACACCAGAATATGAATATTATCAAAAATATAAAAAAGATAAAGATGATTTATGGTGTAATCATTTAGGTAATTTATTAAATATGAACGTAATAAATAATGGTGTAAATGGTTGTAGTAATGATATTATAATTGATTTAATAATTGATAACTTTAACAAAATTAAATCGGATGATATAGTAATTATAGGAAAAACTTTCAGTTACAGATATGATATACCATCTTTAAATAATGAAAATAAATGGATTTCGGCACATGATGTAATATATCATAAAGAGAAATATAATGAAGAACAATATCAAACTATATTGAATTTTTCATATCATTTTGCAAAAAATAAAAAATATAAAAATAGACAAAACAATAGAATTAATTTTTTAATAAGTGTATTAAACGAAAAAAACATAAAAACTTTATTGTGGTCAGTTGAAGAGGACATTTTATTTTACGATAGAATACGAGACGCAACAAATGGTAAAATAGACGACGCACATTTGTCATTTAAAGGACATCTTCAATTTTACCAATGGATATACCAAAAATTAATTAAAATTTTATGATAGTAAAAAAATTTTCTTACACGGATAAGTTTGATGTAATTGCACCTTTAAAATGTGGAACACGTTGGTTAGAAAAAAATACAAATCCAAACAATATTGAAGAAATCAAATACGAAGAATTGTTTAATAAAACATTAAAAGAAAAAACATTTTTTATTTATAGAGATGTTTTGCAACATTTTAAATCCGGTTTATATACAGAATATCTTTGGTTCAACCATACTGCAATCCCAAATTCGGATGTTGGTAATTTAAAATTAAAAAAAAATACGAAAGACTTTGACAAATATAAAAACATAAACAAATTATTTAAAAAATTAACAATTTATGGCGGCCATTTTATTCCAAAACTTTGGGAAAAAATGTATTATAACAAATCAAATTTTATTTTTACAAAATTAGATAATTTAAAAAATATTTTTGATGATGAAAATATGAGTTATGACCCAACCGATTTTGATTTTTCCAAAGAATACAATGATGTACTAACAAAAGAAGAGGTCTTTAATATGTTATCCGAAACGGATTTGGATGAATTAAATAAAATAATTGAAAAGGAAAACTATTATCTAAATGAAATATTATCAATTAAATAAAGAAGATTACATCGAAGAAGCTGATTTACACATTGTACACATTTATAATAAAACGTGGTCGGAAACATATAAAGATTCATTACAACTTTTAATAAATTATTTTCATAAAGAATATAAGTGGAATGAAATGTTTACAATTGATGATGCTATAAATAGAATACAAACTGGCGATAATTTGTTTTTATTGTACATCAACAATAGAGTAATCGGATATGTGTGGTTTAAAGAATTAGATAAAGATACTTGCTTTGGATACAATTTGTATGTTACTAAAAAAATAGATAGACCAAAATCTGCACCAAAATGGTTTTATAATAAAGTAAGTGGTATTATGTTAAAAAATTATAAAACTATTGAAGTAGAAATTGAAGATTGGAATGATATAGTATTTGATTTAGTCGAAAGTATTGGATATAAAAAAATAAAAAAACATTAATATAATATGGAAAAGATATACTTTGATGATGAGACTTACATATGGAAAACCAATTTTGATATTTCACATATGAAAGATGATGTGTTAGAAGAATGCCTCAGTATTATAAAACATATGGAAGATTCAAGACCATATGATGCTTTTATATTTTATAGAGAATGGAACGAACATTTAAATTTTATTGGTGATATTGAATCAACTAAAAAAATATATGAAATAGTTAAAGAAGGCATAAAAGCATGTACTACATTATTTAATGAAAATATAAAATTACCATATAATAAAATAAACACAATGGGTTGGATAAATATAGTAAGAGCAAAGAATCCAAAGCAGGTTAACTTTTTAACAGAAACAGAAACAGAAATAATAATGCACAATCACGCCGAACTCAATAGTAATAGTAATCTTTTCAAGTGTGATTACACATATGTTCACTATGTTCAAATGCCGGATAATTTAGAAGGTAACGATGGTGTGTTATACATAGAGGGTAAAGATGGAATTATTTATAATATTCTCCCAAAAGAAAATGATATAATTATAATGGAAGGAAGAGTTCCTCACGTACCCGCATCAGCTAAAAAATCTACTAAAGATAGAATAGTTATTGCTGGTAATGTTGGATTTGAAATGATTAAAAAAAGAAATAGCTTAATATAAATTTGGTAATATCGATTATTTGTCGTATATTAGGGTATTATAAACAATTAAACTCTAAATTATGAAACAAAAGACAGAACAAGAATTAAAAGCAAATTACGATAGATTTATCGCAATTATCAAAAAATATTTTAAAGGTGAAAGATTGGATAAATTACTCCATATGTATTCGGAAACAGAATTAGGTGGAAATCTAATAGTATCTCCTGCATCTGGTAACTTAAATTATCACAATGCGTATACCGGTGGTTATATTGACCATATTTTTAACGTATGTAAGAATGCTTTAAAAATGAAAAAAACTTTTGAAGAATCTGGTGGGATTTGTGATTTTAGTGAAGAAGAATTAATATTTGTAGCACTTCATCATGATTTAGGTAAATTAGGCACAAAAGATGAGCTGCATTATGCACCTAATGATAGTGAATGGCATATTAAAAATAAAGGAGAAGTTTATACAAGAAATAATAAAAATTCATTTATGGCTATCACCGATAGAACTTTATATACTTTATCTTTATATGGTATTGTAATAAGTGAAAATGAATATTTCGGTATTAAACTTACTGATGGTCTTTATGATGAAGATAACGAAAAATATTTCAAAGTATATGATACATCTAAATATTTAAAATCAAACATTCAGTACATCATGCATTGGGCAGACCATATGAGCACAATCATAGAAAGACAAAATTACATAAAATCTAAATAATTTAAGACATTTTGTCAAAAAAATACATATGGTATAGTATTTGAACTATATAAGGTATTATTAACAAAAAAAATTTATATTATGATTATTAATGAGTTTGACAGATTGATTAACGATTGGTTTGAAAATGATTACAACCAAAATTGGAGTGCAGCAAAAACAACAACCTATGTACCTAACAAATTTGCAGTGGATATCAAAGATGATACTGCAACAATGGCATTATCGGTATTGGGACATGACCCAAAAAATATTGAAATCAATTGTTATGAAGATAAAATTGAAATCAAAGCAAAAAAATCTCAAGAGGATAAAGAAAATCCATTTAATCAATTAATTTCCGATATTGAAGAAAGAATCACTATTGGTAAAAATTATGATGGTAGACAGGCAAAAGCCGAAATTAAGAATGGTATTTTATCAATTACTCTTGAAAAGAAAGAAGAGTCCAAACCAAAAAAATTAACCTTAAAAGTTGGTTAATTCAGTTATTTTTCGTATATTACAAAGGTAGGAGTTCAGTCACTTCTACCTTTTTTTATACAAATAAATACTTATTACTATGATATACAACGAAAAAATACAAGGATTGTTAGAAGCTTTAGACGGAAAGTTAAGGATTTTACAAAACGGAATTACAGGCGCACAGCAAATGTCACCATCGGAAGGACATACAACATTGGAAGACGCTAGAAAAATAGTAGAACGTATTTCCGAATTAACTAGAATCAATCGTTAAATGAATTGGCTTAAATATTTAGTCGGATTTTCTGCACTAATTATAGCCGGATGTGCAGCATTTTTCTCCGTAACTGGATTGGGTGTATTATTTAGTGGTGCCTCAACCGCAGTAATGGTAATGGCCGGTTCATTGGAGTTTGCTAAATTAGTTGCTGCTACATACCTCAAACAAAAATGGGATGATATTCAAGGTTTTAATAAGTGGTATTTAGTGTCCGCAGTAGCATTATTAATGTTAATCACCTCCGCTGGTATTTTTGGTTATCTATCTAATGCTTTTCAGGCACAATCACTTAAATTACAACAGGTAGATAGAGAAATATTAGTACATTCTACTAAAATTGACCAAAATACAATACAAATTACCCAACTTTCTACTCAAATTAGTGAGTTTAATAAAAATCAAGGTAAAATTTTAGATGGTGGTAAGGTAAATTCTCGTCTTATTCGTTCAATAGACAATAGAGATAAAGAAATTGCTAAAATTAACAAAAAAATTGGTGATTTGCAAGACCAAAACGCAAAAGAAAACGAAAAAATCAACGAAATTAAAACTACTAATATAGATTTGGAGAAAGAAGTGGGTGGGTTTCGTTTTGTCGCTGATGCATTTGGTATGGAATTGAAAAATGTTGTAAAATTCTTCATATTTTTGATTGTAATTGTATTTGACCCTCTTGCAGTAGCTCTAATTATCGCATTTAACGGATTAATTGAAACCAAAAAACAAAAACAAAAAAGACTTATAGGTGAAATTATAGAAAATGACGAAAAATTGGGATTATATGATAATTTAGATGATTTGATGGAAGAAAACTATAAAAATTATGAGGTGTATGGGGATGATACGGAAGAAATAATGGACGGTGGTGAAATGGAGGTTCCTCAAAATGTAAGAATACCAATAGATTTGGATGGAGATGGTACAATCGATGGTTGGGATACTAATAATGATGGTATGATTGATGAGTGGTCACCAGAAGGCCACGCAGAAAGGTCTACCGGTAATAGAAATCTAATACCATACTATGCAAAACCAGATTTTAACTGGACGGATAGAAACACATGGATAAATGACCAAAATGCAGTAAATTTTTGGTTAAAATATAAAAATAAAATATAATTTTTGGTATTTTAGATTTATTTTCGTATATTACATTCTATGAATATAGGATATGCATGTATTAATATGACGATGGGTAAGAAAGTTACCACTAATCGTACAATGGTGAAGAAAACATTCAATGCCAAAGGCTTGGATTATGTTTCGGAGTTGGCATTACTAAATGCAAAAGATATTATTAAGATTTTAGAATGGAATAGAATAAACGGAATTAAATTCTTTCGTTTATCATCTACTATCATCCCGTGGGGTGATAATTTTGATATTACTCAATTAAAGGATTACAAAGAGATTAAAAGTGAGTTAAAAAAGGCAGGTGATTTCGCAAAGTTTCACAATATCCGTATTACATCACATCCGGGTCCATATAATGTATTAGTTTCACCAAATGAATCGGTTATAGTTAAAACTATTGCTGATTTAGAGTTACATGGTAAAATATTCGATATGATGGGATTATCTAAAACTCCCTACAATAAAATTAATATTCATTGCAATGGTGTTTACGGAGATAAAAAAGCTGCAATGGATAGATTCATCAAAAACTTCCAAAGACTCTCTAAATCGGTGCAAAAACGACTTACAATAGAAAATGATGATAAGGCGTCTATGTATTCAGTTAAAGACCTTATGTATATTTATTCTGCTATAAAAACTCCAATTGTTTTTGATTATCATCACCATCAATTTTGCACAGGTGATTTATCCGAACAATCGGCATTAGAATTAGCAATATCAACATGGCCGAAAGGAATTACACCAGTTGTGCACTATTCCGAATCAAAAGCATTGCACGAAAATAACCCAAAAGAAAAACCACAAGCTCACTCACTTTATATAAATGCACTTCCGAATACATATGGTGAAGATGTTGATATTATGGTTGAAGCAAAGGGTAAAGAATTAGCAATATTAAAATTTATATAATGAAAAGATACGCAATGTACATCGGAAGATGGCAAAATTGGCATAAAGGCCACGAATGGTTAATTAATCAACAATTGGAAAAAGGTAAAAATGTTTGGGTAGCAATTAGAGATGTTCAGATAGATGAAAACAATCCTAAAACTGCTCAAGAAGTTATGTTTGAACTTCGTAATGAACCATTTTTCCAAAATAATTGGAATAAAATATTATTATCAATCATCCCAGATATTGAATCGGTGAACTATGGTAGAGGTGTGGGATATGATGTAATCTATCACGAACCACCAACGGATGTAGCCGCAATTAGTGGTACTGCAATCCGTAGTGGAAAAATGAAGAATGATGGTAGTAGAGCGTAAGAGACACATAGCAAAAACCATCTCATATCGAATTGTAAGTACCTTAATCGGGTTCTTATTAATGTGGTTAGTAAGTGGTTCAATTAAAGTTGGAGCTGCATTTGGGATAGCAGAATTAATATATAAACCCATTCAATATTATATTCATGAAAGAATATGGTATAAATTTATAAAATACGGATTAAAAAAATAAAAAATGAAATTAATAGTAGACAAACGTTCAAATGGACTAATAACGAAAGAGTTTAGAGAATATCTAAAAACTCCTGTATTAAAGTCAGAAATAACACAAGATGAAGCTGATAATTTGAGAATGCAATTAACAGACGCCCTGATAGAGTATCCGGGATTAGGTATTTCTGCAACACAAATTGGTATTAAGAAACGAGCGTGTTATATTCAATTTGGTGATGAAGAATTATTCTTATTAAACCCAGTTATTAAAGAAAAATCTAAAGAAGGATTTCTTTTTTATGAGGGATGTTTATCAATTCCATCTACACTTACAAAACCAATTAGAACAATTAGAGCTTGTAAAATTGTGATTGATACCGATAATTTGGGAGAATTAACTTTTGAAATAAATCCAGAAGGTGATAAAGCAAATGAATCAGTTTCGAAAGAAACAATGATGACGGTTATTGTTCAGCATGAAATTGACCATTTAGATGGATTTACAATTAAAGATAGAGTATACAACACACAGGTTGTAAAAAGACAAAGCTATGGTAGAAATGATAAAATTGTAATGAAATCAAAAGAAGGAGAATTGATTGAAGTTAAATTTAAAAATTCAAATAAATATTTTTTAGAAGGATACGAAATAGTTTAATATGAAAATAATAATAATAATTTTAATTGTATGTTTGATATCGACCTTATATACAATATTCAATCTTCTTTCTAAATTAGAAAAATACGAAGAAGTTATAGAAGAAACCGATGATTTTATACAATCGGAATTACAAAAAAACGAAGCATTACTGGAGGCATTACGACAAATTGATAGTCGTGAAATGTTTGAAAAGGATGATGACGTAGGTTCTATATTTTATCAAATAAAAGAAACTATTGAAAAATTCAAACAAAGATAACTATGCCCAGAAAAAGAAGTCCTAATAGACAATATTTTACAAAAGATACGGAAGATGCTATTATTGAATATAATATAACAACTGACCAATATATTAAAGATAAGTTATATAGAGAGAGAATAGCATCTGCATTTTCTAAATTAGCAGAAATTGTCTATAATAAATGGAAGTTTACATATTTTGATGATGACCCACAAGATGTAATGGCGGAAGTGGTTGCATTTATGGTTGAAAAAATACATATGTACAAAAATGGTAAAGGTAAAGCATTTAGTTACTTTACTATTGTTGCAAGAAACTATCTTATTTTAAATAATAATGCAAACTATAAAAGATATAAAGATACGGATATAATGTCCGGATTACCGGAATCATTTGATACTGAAAATAATTTTAGAGAGGAACAAAGAAATGATGAACACCGAACATTCAATGCTAGAATGTTACAATATTGGGATAAACATTTAGAAAACTTTTTCCCAAAGAAAAGAGATTTACAAATAGCAGATTCCGTATTAGAATTATTTAGAAGAGCAGAATATATAGAAAATTTTAATAAAAAATCACTATATTTACTTATTAGAGAAATGACCGGACACCCTACTCATTATATAACAAAAGTTGTCAACAAAATGAAAGAAAAACAAATGGCACTTTATAATGAATTTGATAGAGAAGGTGATATAAAAATTTAGAAATAAAAACTATGAAAAAATTATTAATATTATCAATGATATTATTGTCGCTTGTTTCTACCGCACAAGAATATAAATTGAAAAAAATTAAAACTATTTCTTATGTTAAAGAGTATATTGATGATGCACCAGAATATGAACATTGGACTAGTATTAGTTTAGGAGTTTCTCCATATGGTAATGCTTACTACGAAAGAAGAAGAGAACCAAAAGAAGATGGATTTGGACTTGATATATATAGAGACAAAGTAATTTACCCAGATGATTTTCAGAATAAGTATTATAGTGAAACCGATAGATTTATATTAAGTTCAAATAAAAGATTTGGTATGGCTATGTATTATATAACACCTTTAAAATATGGGTTTGATTTTTCTTTTGGTGTTGGATTTTTACGTTACTATTTAGAAAAATCGTTACTTGATTTAACCCATAATATCAATGTAAAGTCAAGTACAAATTGGTATTTTATTGTTGGATTTACAAAAGAAGTTCGTATTACAGAACGATTCTATTTAGAAATGAATGGTAAGTTTAGAAATATGGTAAAATATTCAGTATTATATGGTAATGCGCGCGTTACCAAGTTTGAACCCGCATTGGGCATTAGATACGATATAAATTTTAAAAAATGATACAATTAGGTTTATCAGGATTTTACCACGATTCAGCAGCAGCAATTGTAATAGATGGTAAAGTTATATGTGCAATTGAAGAAGAGAAACTATCCGGCGAAAAGCATGATAGTTCTTTTCCGTTTAAAGCAATTCAATGGTGTTTGGAATATACAAAGATAACAATTGATGAAATTGATATGGTTTGTTGGTATGAGAACCCAAACCATAAATTTGAAAGAGTTAGAGAAACGATAGGTAAGTGGGGTGGTTTAAGACATCCTATAAAATGGAGACAATTCTTAAAGAGATGGAATGAAACAGAAGGTAACTTAACAGAAATATTAAAATCAATTGGATATGATGGAGAAATTTTATATTCATTACACCATCATTCACATTTGGCACTATCTTACTATACATCACCATTTGATAAAGCAATAGGTTTATCAATTGACGGAGTAGGAGAAAGACATTCGGTATACGCTACAATGTGTGATGATAAAGGATTTCATACAATACAAACATTACAATTTCCAGATTCTTTGGGATTAGTTTATTCAGCATTTACTGCTTATTTAGGATTCAAACCAAACGAAGGTGAATACAAAGTTATGGGATTAGCTCCATATGGTGATAATCAAAAATATAATAATACATTTGATAAGGTTGCTACTATTGGTGGTGAAATTGATATTGTAAAGATGGATATGTCTTACTTTACATGGCATACATCGGATAACGATATGTTTAATGATAAGTTGATTGATTTAATTGGATTTCCTCCACGTTTCAAAGATGAACCAATAGAACAACATCATAAAGACCTTGCAGCATCATTACAAAGATGGTATGAAAGTGCATTATATTTTATCATCAATAGAATTACAAATATTTGGAATAGTGAAAATTTAGTATTGGGTGGAGGATGTGCATATAACGGAACTGCTAATGGTAAAATTAAAACATTTACATCAATTAAAAATGTGTGGATTCCATTTGCACCATCGGATGCCGGTTCGGCAATTGGTGCATGTTTATATCATTATCACCAAACATTAGGCCATCCAAAAGTAAAAGGTGGTGATAATCAATCTCCATATTTAGGCGAAGAGTGGAGTAATCCTGAATTACTTAAAATTATATTACAAAATCATAGAAAAAAAGTTGTAATGTTTGATACCGATGAAATCTTATGTAAACAAGTTGCAAAATTAATTGAAGAGGGTAATATCATAGGATGGTTTCAAGGTAGGACTGAATTTGGTGCAAGAGCATTGGGTAATCGTTCTATATTGGCTAATCCACATTTGTCCGACATTAGAGATAGAATTAATAAGGTTGTCAAAAAGAGAGAAATGTTTAGACCATTTGCTCCATCGGTTACAATTGAAGATTATCAAAAGTATTTTATATCAGAAGAAGATGTTCCTTATATGAATCAGGTTGTTAAAGTTAAAAAGGATGTAAACATTCCGTCAGTAACGCATGTTGATAATTCTGCAAGGATACAGACTGTAAAAAGAGAGGATAACCCACTTTACTATGAATTATTAAAGGAATTTGAAAAACTAACAGGAACACCAATTCTATTAAATACATCATTCAACTTAAAAGACCATACAATGACTAATGACCCACAAAAAGCTATTTGGACATTTCATAATTGTGATATGGATTATTTAGTATTAGGAAAATATTTAATTAGTAAATAATGAAATTATACGCATACGGAGATAGTTGGACAGAAGGCCAGGGTGCTATTATAGATGAAGAACAAAAATTAAAAGATAGAATGTTTCTTAAAGATTTTAGGAATAAACATTCTTGGCCAATACGATTAGCAGAAAAATTAAATTGTGACCACGAAAATAATGGATGGAGTGGTAAAGCAAATAATTTAATATTCAATGAAGTTATTAATGATTTAAGAAACGGAAAAATCCACGAAGGAGATTTAGTAGTAATTATGTGGAGTTCATCTTTAAGAGACCATGTTCATTTCTTACCAAAAGGCGAGTGGATAAGTTGGTCAATAAAAGAACTTACTTTATTACCTCATAAATTTTTTGAATCATATAAATTTGGAGATGATAAATACAATGGATTTTTAGAAGATTATAAACGTTTCTTTTTAGAAAATATGTTTAATCAAAATTATTACAATATAATAAATCAAAACTATATTATTTTCTTACAAAAGATGTTAGAGAGTTATGGTGTAAAATATGTATTTTGTGATGCGTTTGATATGATGGTACAAGATTTGAGAAGGGGTGATGATGTTACACATTTAATAAATACAAAAAACTATTGGGGATTTGGTAAACAAACTATTAGAGATTTTATTGTAAAAATATCTGATGAAACTGCGTGGGAATATCCGGAACCATTTGACGTTATACCGTCAAAACATCCTAATAAAAAAGGATATAATCTAATAAGTGAAGAACTTTATAATTATATAGTAAGAAACAACATATTATAATGGCAAGCGAATTTCAATTATTTGATGGTAAAAACTTATCATCATTATTTAAAGACATATACGATAACCAACAAAACAAAAAGAAAAATATTTCCGAACTGATTGAATCGCTTCGTAAATTAATTCGCAATGTTGGTGAAGCAACCGTCATAGCCCCAATCATTAAAGATTTGATTGAGGTATCGGTTAAAAACGATGACCACTTAATTAAATTAGCAACAATTGCACAAAGACTTGCGGCCGCCGAAGCCAAAGGTATTGGTGAGGATGGTTGGTTAAGTGAAACCGAAAAAGCGCAATTACTTAATGAAATGGAAAATACGATTAATCAGGTAGAAGAAAAAAATAAAGAAAAGTTGACAGATTTAGAAATAGAAATTGAAGAAATAAAAAACAAAATCTAAATGTGGGAAGTAACAAGCAATTCGGAATTTACTGGAGAAAGTAAAAGCGATTTAGAAGTTTATTTGGCCAAAGTAACAAAAGTATACAAATCAACCGAAGAAATAAAGGAAGATTCATTATTATACAATATTAGCGCCAGTGTAAACTATAATGATAATAAATACAAAGATAAAGACCCGGATATACGATTTTTAGGAGCGGTTAAATTTCAAAAAGAACATTCAATATCTTTAATAGATTATGCAATTCCTTTTGATAAAAATAATATAACATTTCCAATTGTAGGAGAGACTGTATTGATATTGAATATCGGTATGCAACATTTTTGGTTACCATTTTCAAATACACAATATCCAAATTATAGAGAAGATTATAAAACAACAATTGGAGCTAGTGAAATAAAATATGTAGATGCTGGAGGAAAATCTAGTTCAAATAATGAAGATTATAAACAAATACAGCAAACCGGAATGGCCAAAAAGGCCAGCGATGGTAAGATAAAAAAAGATAAAGAATATAAAGTAAACGAAAAGATTAAATTTTTAAAACCAAGAGAAGGAGATACGCTTATAACCGGTAGAGTTGGAAATACAATTCGTTTTAGTGAATTTTTTTTAACCGAAGATGGTAAAACTTCTTCACCAGGCATATTCATTCGTAATAAACAAAACCCAGCACTAGATAGTAAAAAATTAGGAGAATTAATAGATGAAGATATAAATAAAGATGGAACTTCTATTTATATATCCTCTAATAAAACAAAAATACCTTTTAAAGAAACGATTAAAAAAAGTAAAGTAGGATTTGGCTCATATCCTTCTTCTGGAGATTTAAAAGGAGACCAATTATTTATAAATTCAGATAGAATCATCTTATCGGCTAAAGCAAAAGAATTTATTATCTTTGGTAAAGGAAATACTGGTGTAATTACCGATGGTGTATTTAGTGTAGATGCTGCTTCTTCAATATATGAGCATTCCGATGGAGACATAACATTACACACCAACACTAAAATATTTTTAAACTCAGATTCGGGTGGTAATGTATATTTGGGAAGTGATAGCGGTGAAGGTGATGCGGGTGCAGCGGTTCAACAAATGGTATTAGGTGGTGAGTTAGTAGATGTATTAAAAACATTAATAGATTTAATTACAAATCAAGTATTTTACACACCCGCAGGCCCATCGGCCATTGGACCGGCAAATGCAGCAGGATTTAATGCACTTAAAGATAAAATAGAAGTAATATTATCAGCTAGAAATTTTTTAAGTAAAAACTAATTTTAGATTATGTCAAGAAGAACACAATCTGAATCAAGGGCTGCAACTAGACGACAATCAATTGCTGATAGGCAAGCAG